TTCCTCTGGCATCTGCCCATCAGGACCGGGCTGCGTATACTGGGAGTTGTAAACGACTTGATGCTTGACCGAATCGTCCGGGTTTATGATCCGCTGTACGCGGGCCGAGGAAATCAGCTTTGGCCACAGGTCGAGCAGTATCTTGCCTTGTTGGACGATCGCCCTACTGAGGTTGTCATGCCAAGTTACGGTTCCTGTGTCCGTCTGCTCCTGCCGTGACATGATGGCGAAGCCAGATTCCTGCGAACTGCCCGCTTCTTCACCCAATGAAGCCCCGTAGATTCCGATCACCGCCTTCATGTCATAATCGGCCTGCTGGATGATCTCGCGCATAGCCTGGATTGGAGCTTCTCTTCCTGCACGCTGGGGCGGGGGTAACTGTCTACCATCCGCATCGAAAGCCTTGTAATACAGGTGTGAGAAGTTCTTCCGGTTCATCTGCCGGTAGTCTTCGTCCCATTGGGCGTTCTCGACTGGCACCCAGAGCGGGTCTTTGGATACCATGTCCACCTGCTCAACTGCCCGCGTTACCATGAAGTCATAGATTCGCTGGGCGTCACGGTAATCTCGGACCATGCCAGCCTTGTAAATCTTGCCGTTTACATTCAGGCGAACGCCGTTGACTTCAGGGAATGGGATGTATTTACCTAGCCATTCATAGCGCTTCAGGATCGTGAGCGCATCGTGTTTGACGCAGTTCACTTTGCGTATGATTGTTTCTCGGTCACCAACTATCTGCCCTTCGTCGCCCTTGAATTCCTTGCTGAGAACGGTTGTTCCGTCGTCCAACTGGAATAAGGTCTCAGGCAGAAGGTCAATCCACCAGTATTCTGCTACTCTTGCTCCGTCCTTTGTGACCCATTGGGGCTCAGCATTGCCTGATTCTGTCGGGAAGTGCAGTTTGGCTAGTGGCGTATCTCCGAACTCGGCCTCGTAGTCCTCTTTCGAGAAATCGCAGACAACATGTCCCCAGAGTGGGTCTGTACCGTTCGGCCTCCGTACTGGCGAGAGATAGGTTGAGAATGGGTTCTCAATCATCTCGATGCGTGGCTCTTGGTCGAATGACCTCTCTGTGATGTAATCCGTCGCAACCCGCCACGGGCACCAGCCAATCCGCATCATCATGTCGTAGGAGTTGTCATAGACCATATCGGCAAAGCTTACGGTTTCGATGTGTCTAAGCACTCCCTGATGAATCTTTGCAACTTCGACATCTGCGCCAGAACCAACGGGGGATACCAGCATTGCTGGTCTGTGCTGTCGCTCTTCACCTGTGTACTGACGGAGGAAGGCGGGTGCGCGGTTAATTGTGAGACACGGCTTGCCTTCGATCTCCCTATTCGCTTTGACTGCTTCATCCCATTGCCCCGTTCCGATGGAGAACTTCAGGTCTTCAAGACCCTGTCGTCTCCATTCTGATTCAGCTTCGGCAGTGATCTTAAACCGTTTGATGGACTTGGTAATCAAGTCCTGATCGGCGTCAATCTTGCCATTGCGCTTCTTGGATTTAGAGGAAAGTGTTACAGACATTAGTCTTCAGGTTCAAAGAAATCACAGCAGTACCGATCGGCTGGAGCAGGCAGCACATCCGAACCATTCCACATCACAAAACCCTTATTGCGGCAGGCCTTCTTGTCTTCGCTGACGTACTCGCACTTGGCGCAGTTCGATCCACCCTCCGGCACTTTCATGCCCACCTGATGATCTGCGGGGTATACGGGGCGGGGCTTCTTGCGTGCCTGGGCCTGTATCATTTATGATCGCCTCGTGGGCGGTGTAGAGTCGGAGGCAGCAAGCTCAGCGCCAGATGACGCTGCCTCACATTTTGGTGGCACCGCCCCAATTACTATCCGTACATCCGCCTCTTGGCACAGCACCACATTCTTACCTCGTCCCTCGAAGTCAGAGAACCACGACTCCCAGTCGGAGTAGTGTCCAATGGCAACTCGATCACCGACCTTGACGGTCATTGGCTTGCGCACCAGAGGATTGAGCATATAGCTTTCAGTCCATTTGCGCTTTTCCTGTAGCTTTCCAGGGCCGACAGCAAGGACCGTGCCCAGCCGTGTGCCTATCTCTTTCTCGGCTATCTCTGGCGCTAGGATCGTGACAGCCATTGGCACATCTTCATCGAGCTCTACTAGGATGTGCTCGCCCAACGGCTTAATTTGGCGCGGATCGAACCACAGCCCGCCCACTTGGGTACGCTGTGGCCTCCACTGCTCTTGAGATACTGGGGCGTGCTTAATCTGTTCGCGGTTCATGCCAACTCGCTAAGCTTGCGCATCTTGGAAGTGTGCTTCTTCTGCGCAGCCTTACCCTTGGGAGTTTCCTTGTTGCCACGCATGAAGCCCTTGGCGTTCATCACCTTATAGGGGATGTCGGACTTCGCCCCATATTCTTTCTTTAGCTTCGCCTCCAAGAACGCAGGCATTACCGCTTGCCCTTGTCCGTCGATCCGCAGGCCTTTGAGTTGCCGTAGTAGGTTGAGGGCAGGCCGTGTCCAGCGCTTTTCTTGCCGCCCTGCTCAGTGTTGATGGAGCGGGCGTTCTTGTAACCGCTGCCAATTCCAGGGACAGCCGCAACGCCTTTGTGTGGCTTGTCCAATCCTTTTGTGTTCGCAGTTCGTGTGGTCACTTAGTCTTCTCCTTTGATTACATCAATTTGCCGTTCGCGTTCCGTTCCTGATTCTTCGCCCTTGGAATACTCTGGCAGCCCAGCATGTTTCGCTAGATGCTGAGTGATGTGCTCCCCGCCCTGAGACTTACCTTGTGCGTTGAACTTCACTTCCTTCGGTTCGTGCCCAAAGCCTGCATAGACGTGCCTGACCATGTGACCGGCACCGAGCACGGGATGAATCTCCAAATGCGCCAGCGTACGCTGGACCTTGCTAGCCTTCTGTTTGCTCTCTGCTACTTGAATTGCCATTGCGTAACCTCTCGATTTGTCTGTAAACGATAAGCGGATAAATCTGGGGCTTCGGTATGATCCCAACCCAATCACAGGCCTGATGCGGCACGGGCTGGGCGTCGTTGATGACGTTCTCGATGAGTAGGTGCCAGTTCTCACGCGAGATTAGGTGAGTATCTATGGTATTTGGTATTGGTCCCTTTGGCGGTCGGAATCGTTTTGACATTTAGCCCATCCACGCTCCATCACCACTCGCACGCTCCCAAGCACTAATCTTCACCGTCTCTGGCCTTGGTACAGGCTTTTGGTGTTCTTTAATGCTCACTGCTAGCGTTCTGAAGGCGTCTGCATCATGCGAGGCCCAGTCATGCAACGGAACGCGCTTCAGCGTTCGGAGGTCATCGTCGTAGTCGTAGCGGTAATGCCTGAGGGATTGGATTCCATCAGCGCACTTGGTTGAATCAAACCAACACTTGCCGAAGACGGCACGTACAGCTGCGATCCCATCCTCAACGCTGAGTCGCTTGGCACATCTAACCCTGTCGGCCCCGAATACAGATTGGAGCTGCTCTTGAATACTCCGACCCGTCCCAAGTTCGTGAGCTGCTCCATCATGCGGCAGATGATGGGTACTATAAACATACGGCCTCTCCTGTAACTGCTTCACGTAGTAGCTCAGCGCTTGCAGTGATCCGCTCAAGTGGTCTATCAGGCGAAACTCGAAGCCAATTGACTGCGCAAACCAGATGCTTGTGTTATCTCCGTATCCCAAATCCCAGAATGTGTAGACGGGCTGGCTGGCATCGTAGGGCACGCGGGTAATGCGCCCTTCCTTTTCCGCTGCAATGAGCTCGCTACGGTAGATAGCGCCCTCGACAACCTGCTTGCACATCCCTTCCCATATATGTTCGTAGCTGTCAGGGTCTCGCTCTTTGCAGTCGAGCATTTCTTGATGGAGCACGTCAGGAAACCAGGGATTGTCCTGCCAGTTGATCTTGACCACTTCGGCGCTCGATGGCGGATGCACCACAAAGCGCTGGTAGGTCTCGTCTGTCTCCAGGTCCGGGTTGAAGCTGACCCAAATCTCGCTGTTCTGCTTGCGGATCGTGGGTACAAGCACATCCCAAGAATGCTTACTAACGTTCTGGGCTTCCTCAACCCAGCAGATGTCGCAGGCCTCATAGCTCTTGATGTTCCCAACGTTCTGCCGTATGCCTGCGAAGATAAACTCAGTGCCATTGATCCCGACTATGGACGTTTTGGTAACGGTGTAGAAGTTGGATAGGCCAAGTATGGGGATTTGGTCACTGAGTAACTTGTGGACTGAATCCGCGATCGACTTCTGCGTTTCTCTTGCACAGAGAATTCGTAGCGGTCGCTGCACTCCAAGAATGAGTAAAGCCCTTGCAAATCCCCACGATTTAGACCCGCCACGGCCTCCATGAGCAACCTTGTAGCGTTTGGGCTTGAATAGATATTGGAGCTTTTCGGGGAATTCCGCATTAACGACCATCAGACGTTCTGAACCGCACTTCAATGCTTACTGGCACTGCCCCACCCTCGGGGCCTTGTATTTGCTGCGTCTGCTTTAGTTTCCCACCCATTGCGTGCTCTGCTAGGACGTTGAACGCATAGGCGTCCCCAGCCATTGCCTTTGCAGCCATGCCCTTGTAGATTTCCTCGCGGTTGTTTTCAAGAACTTGCCGAGCTATCTGTCCGCCAATATGGTTAGTGCTATTCCCCTGCCGCGGCGCTGTCTCGCTAGTCCAGGGAGCCACTAAGTTACGGAGGCTATTGGGGTGCCGCCCACGTTTCGGCTTTGACACCGAGCCACTTTCGGGATGCGATGCCTTTTGTGACTCAATTGTGTGAGCGGTCTTCATCGTGCCCTACATGACATACTGCGATCTCTGAGACAGCAGATAGACAATCCTGACGCGCAAGTGAAACTTGCGGTAATCGATCCTGAGCTTCGCGGCAATGACTCGTATATGCCGTTTCACCGTGCGCACGGCCATATTCAACTCTGAAGCAATCTCTTTCTGGCACATCGCCTGAAACAAGCAATCAATCACTTGCTGTTCTCTAGGCGTAAAGCTAAGCACGTTCTTCCATCACAATGACTTGCGCTGATTCATGCCGCCACAGTTGGCCGTCAAACTCAACTTCGTGATAGTCCTCGATGTGTCCATCGGGGAGCTGGCAGCGCTTGATCTGCCCTTTCCACATGAATAGTTCGCAGCATTGAGCGTCAATTCTGGTGAGCTCCTACTGCCAAAACATAGTTTCCAAGAGGCCATGGCTGCTTACCTGAGTAGCCATTGTCCAGGATCACATTCCCAGTGAAGCTTGATGTAGTCCAGCAATCAGAGAATATGTTGGCGTAACTCGTGCCCACGTAGAGATTTACGCAATTACCGGCTCCTCCGCCCGTGCTGCCGATCGGTGTATTCCCAGAAAAGCCTACATTGCCCACGAAGTTCATGTTGAACGGATATGGCGCTGCACTTGGGGCAGAAAGCAGCAAGAAGCCATGCGCTCGCCCGTCTGTCGGACTGATTGGGCCTAACCATCCCGTGCTGCTCAGCAGGAATGAGTTGTTGCTGATGTTGACGTTGTTTAAGACTGCGCCAGTGCTAGGAACGTTGCTGCTACCGACTTGTAATATCCAGTGCGTACACTGATAGCCATTGGCGAATTGGAGCTCGGTGAATCTGTTGTCGTGGAATGAGTATCTTTCGGCGGCAGTCGGGAATCCGCCAGCATCACTAGCTCCAAATCCTATCTGCATTGCCCCACAGGTTTTACTGATTGCGTTATTCCGAATCGTGATATCAACATCCTTGCAGGCTGGGCAGCCATTGTTTTGGTTTTTGGGGGTTACTAGGACTGCGTAACCTAACTGAGAGAATCCGCCCCACGAGCCGCTCAGTGTGTTGTGCTCGAATAGCACGCGGCAAGCGTTCTTCAACTCGAACAGGTTCTTGACCACAAATGCATGGCCGCTAATCGGCACAAAGCTAGGATCGGCAGGATTCCAAGAGTCAGGCTTGTGAAGCGTATTGCCTGTAATCGTGATTTCACAGGGAGTTACGGTATCACCGCCGCCGCCGAACAAGATATTCTCGCCAGCAGCCTCTAAGTAGTTGTTAGATATGAGATAAGAGCCGTCCGTAGGTAGATCACCGATTGCGCCCGCGATAGCCTGAGAGTCAGTACAAGCTCCAATAGCTGCCGTGCAATGGAAGTCTGAGAAGTAGGAGTTGATTACCGAGATGCCGTGGCCATGCAGCATGATCCCGCGTACTGTGTCGTCCGTGCCATTGCCATGGACGTACAAACGGTCAAACACAAGATCATGGGCGGCTGAGGTCGGGTTAATGAGATTATAGGTGACGCCTGTTCCCTGTCCCCGTGTGATCTCAAATCCAATCAATGCGACGTTTCCGCCATTCGATACCGACTGGGAACCCTTCAAGATGATCTTAGGCATTTGCGCCGCGGGAGAAACACGACTTCCCGCGGGAGGCAATCCAACCACATTGCCCTGAATCGTGATCCCTAAGCTGCCAAGGCAGTTCTGGAACACCACAGGCCCATTAGTGACATTGGCCGGGTCAACTAGGAGAGTGTCGCCACAGACAGCCGCATTGATGGCTGCCTGCAAGTTGTCAGAACCCCCAACAATTTTGGGGGTATTAGGGCTGCTCCAGTTTTGGACAGGGATACTCTGTGGCAGGGTCGCAGGCCCGTCCGTTTGGGCGAAACCTGCGACTGATAGAAGGGCTAAAGCTATGAAATTGTTAGTAAATCGTCCGATCATCTCTCACAGGGTAGGACGTAAAGAACCAGTCGGGCGGTCTAGGTGCTTTGATCTTGCCGCCATCCCACGGCCCATAGTTAGATTCACGCACCTGAACTGACTTCTGCCGAGATAGTATCTCCATGGCTTCGTGGATAACCACCATTTGAATCAATCGTTTAGAGATATGACGCGCCAAGTTACGGCGCACGAGACACTGAGCCGCGCTGCGCTTAATTGAGCGCATGGGCCTGTCTGTAATGTCTTGGTGAGCTTCTAGGACCCCAACCGCAGAAGGCATTTGTGGACGGAGTTGTTCCTAAAACTTATTACCGTGTATGCGCACGGACTAACGCAGGGCGGGTACTCTATTTATCGCAGCGTGGGCGGGAGAAAGTCAATGGTTTTCTGAGGGAAGAAATGGCGAAAGGTTAGTCCTTCGTGCTCTCCAGCGCAGCTTTTTGGGTCTATGCTTTCACTCTGCGGGGACGCTGCCTACGGGGTCCCTTCCCGTCAGTCCGTGCACGATCGGAGCGGCGGATGGCAGAGTAAAGATTGGCAATGCCGTGATAGAGCGGGACGGGCTGACCGTTTTTGGCTGCGCTCTGAATGCGCGCATCTAATCCAGCCATCACTTGCTTGGCTGCACGCAAAAGTTGTAAATGCTCTTTCGTTATCGGTACTGGATGCGTCTTTGTGTTTACGTCCATGTCTCCCTCGTCTCCTGTCCGTGGCGGGTACGGGACCCGCTAAATTGCTTCCCCGCTAGACGTGCTCTGTAATCCCAAAAAGCCTTTCAGTTTCTCCCGGAGCGCATCCCGTTCTTTGCGCAGGGCCGCGATTATCACAGGAATGACAGACGAATAGACCATCAGGAACTTCGTCGAATGCCATCCTCCAGGCTTCGCGGTGTGCACGGCGGCTTTGCCCGTCCCGTGTGATGATGCCGTAGCCCTTCCATTCCTTTGCCCCGGTCCATTCCCAGCAGCCATCTGTTTTTTGCACATGCGCCCAATACCGCTTCTCGAATGAGCCCCGAATGTACATGGCTACTTTCCTCGCTTTGCTAAGACGTAAGCAGCATAGGCTTCGGCAAACACAAAGGCATCTCTCGTGCAGCTTCTGCAAAAATGCAGTGGCAAATCTTTCCGCTGTGAATAGAACTGCTCCGCCGCCCCTTCCCGTACTGGGGTGGGTGCGCCCTTTTTGCATAAGCAAGCCTCGCGTGGATCGCCACAATTGGGACACCATCTGTCATCGGCAACCAATTCTTCGTCTGAGAGTGGGGCCGCAGTGGGTGTGCCCCTAGCAGGTTGCGCTCCTGAATGACGCGGGCAATCTTCAACCCATCCCATTTCATCGCAGATACACTCTTTGGGCGTCTCATGGTTTGGCATGGGTGTCCTCCAAAAACGGGGCGCGGCTGGTTTACCGCACCCCCTAGGGCCTAGAACTTCCAAAGACTCGACCTAGACTGCGCCGCTGCCCATCGAGCCTTAACGTTTGCCCACGTCACGGACGCCCCGCCACTAGCCACGTCGGCCTGATACCGGCGCTGCTCCTTGACCGTGTTGGTATTGGTTTGTGGCTGGTTTAACGCTGTTACAAAGCCTTCTTCTGTGCCAGCATTTGCCAGAGTCGGAAGATAGGCCAGCGCAGCCTGCCTACGCGCCAGCGCGAACTGGGCAGACTTACCGCCTGGATCGCCCCAAGTCGTACCATCGCCAAACTGCACGAAGGTAATTGTCAGAGATGCCTGATTGCCGGGGTCTTCAAAGCTTTCCGAGTCTCCAGGCAGCACCAAGTTCTGCTTGAAAAGGTTCTCATGGGCGAATGGCATTACTGGGCCATTTGAGAATTGGAGATCACCCACGATAAGTACGATGGGTTTCTTTCCATAGTTCGCAAAGGTAAATACACTGTTCGCCTTCGTGACCGTCACGGACTGGGAAAACAGTGGTGTAACACAAAACAACAGACACAGCAGAATCAGTTTCTTCATGTTTCCTCCTTAAACGCAGTAATACGAATACGGCCAGAATTGTTGGGTCGTGGGATTGGCTGCACAGCTTGGGTATGGATTCACTGAAATGGCTATCGCCGCCACATAATCCCATTCACAGTGACAGAAACGGTCGTCTCGGATATGGGTTAGCGTTGCTATGTCGCTGCATCCCCAAGTTCCATCAGTTCCGCCGAGCATGACCTTGCTTACCCTGCACAACGAACCATTCCCCGGACCCCAGGTAGCTATCAGGCACGGGCCGGTGCAGAGACTGTGTGCCGGTTGGCATTGACTGAACGTTTCAGGTAATTGAATCGTTTGAGCCATAGCCACAACGGACGCGAGCATAAAAACAGCGAGCAATTGTCTCATATTTCTCCGTTATATACAGTAGTACGAGTAGGGCCACCATGCCTGACTAGAGGGGTTGGGCTGGCAGTTCGGCGCTGGGTTTACTGCGATAGCAATAGCAGCAACAAAGTCCCATTCGCAATGACAAAACTTATTGTTCTGGATGTGGGTCAGTGTCGTCGGATCGGAGCATCCCCACTCGCCGTTAGCTGGCGCGGTATCAATTCTGCTATACGTGCAGGACGATCCGTTCCCGGGCCCCCATCCGCCAAACAAACAAGGCCCGATGCACACGATAGAACCTGCGGGATGGCATATGGTATTGGTTAACGGCAGTTGCAGAGTGGCAGAAGCTGCCGCGCTGATGAAGAACAGCATTGCAAAGGTAATCAGTGTTTTCATTTGCCCTCTCTTGGGTATGGTTCAGGACCATTGACCGGGGTATATTTTGGCAACATCGTTTGGATTGAATAGACCACTAACGCCAGGAACAACGCGATAAGGAACGCCAGTAAATGCCTATTTATCTTCCCCCTCATAGGTTGCACTGGGGTAACTTGCTATTGTCGGTACAGGCCGTGCTTGCCCATACACTGCTGGTTGGATTGAAGTTTGCATCCACTGTGATATCTGGCCTGGATTGAATCGTTATCCAATGGCAGCAGATTCCAATCTTGCATTGCCTATCCTGTGACATGGTGACGGAGTTAGCGCAGACCGCGGTGTAGTCACCCGGGTCCGTAGCGATGAAATCAATTCCATCTCCTGCCCACTCTGCCCTCATGCGGACTGGCCCAGTGAGGCATTCGCTTTTCACCAAACTCAAAGTGTGCGTCTTGTTGGTAGTCACCGTGCAAGTTGGTGCCTGTCCAGGAATCCACTTGCACCCATCAATACACCCCTGCGGGCACAGCGGAATCGGGTCTGTGCCATCAGCTTTTACTCTCTTGGGGGTTACTAGAAGTGCTCCTACGGCTATCAGGAGCGGCAAAGACAATGCAAGCAAGCGTAAAGTGTTCTTCAGCATGAATCATCTCCTGGCTAGATGGTTTGTGTTAGGGGTCGTGGGAGCATTGCCGTGCCTCACGATCCCGCCTATTTACTGCAACGTCGAAGTTCCTCCAGCAAAGATCAGAATGTACCCGCTCCGGTAATACTTCGGCGTGAATGTCTGGTGCGTATAGTCCTTACCGCCGTTGAAGGTTGCGTTGAGGTACGGTTCCTTGGCACTGGGCTGATGCACTACGAAGAAGTCGGTCCACTCCTGGATGACGTTGAAATTCGCATCCAGCGTCTCGAAGAATGGCGGGCTGGCAAACGGGTTCATGTGCACGTAGGCGACATCTCCGCCGTTGGTGACTGGCAGGTAGGCTCCCTGATAGCTTGTGCAGGAGCAGCCGTTGTTGTTGAGTGGTGGGTTTTGGGCGCTGGCAAAAACTGAGGCCAGCAAGAGTGTGAGAATCGCTGCGTATTTCATGGTTATCCTTTCAATTCTTCTACTAAAGCCTTGAGGTCTACTTTCCCGCCTGCATTGAATAAGGCCATGATGTGTTCTTTTCTTTCCGGCCAGTTCTTGTTAAACCAATCGACTGCCAACAAGGGATGCTTGTGCCAGAAGAACATATGACATCCACCACAGAGGGTTAGGGCATTGTCCGGTTCCCAGCGAATGCAAAGGTGCTGCCTGCTAAGGATATGTGCCCATTGAATCCCATGGTCGTTTCTGCACCGTACACACTTGAAGTCATCCCGAAGGAAGACTTGATAGCGTGCATGGTCGTCTAGCTTCTTAATCATTCGGCGGCGTTGCTGGGTCTTCTTGCTGGAACGGATCACTCTTTCACGTCCTTAGTGGCGCGTTCTGCCATGCCTGCGGCATAGGCGGCTTGCCAATCTGCCCATGCAGATTGAAGAGAGGGATTTACATATTCGCCGTCTTCTATGCCTTCTCGAAGCATCATTCTCCTACCAACTTCTCGGGAAATATGAGCCTCAAACTCCGCCCGCACGCTCACTCCAGCTCCTTGATTCTCGGCAACAGGCTCTCCGCCCTGCGAGTAAGTTCCGCCTCTAGGCATTCGTAGCCTTTGGCGTTCTCCAGTTTCCTGAAAGACACCATGCCCATGTTCGCCAGTCTGTAAATCTCGTCGTAAACCGTCATCTCGCTGAATCCCGCAGTTCTGGCGACCAGGGCCGTGCTCGGAGCCTTACCTTCCTGCTTCCAACACTCCGAGAGGGCTAGGACGATCTTGCGTTGGCGTGCGTTCATACGTGTTTACCGTACAACTGCTCCCACTCGGCCAATCGTTGACGCTGCGACTTTAAACGCTTCTGGTTGTTCTCCCATGCCCGCTTATGGCCGATTGGCCATTTCTTCCCCATCTGGCGGGCAATTTCGTCTAGCCAAATCTTGTATGGGTGATACTTTCTCTCCCCAAAGGGATACTCCTCGCGGAGTCGTGCGCGAGTTGCCTTCTCGTTTTCTGGCGTACTCCAATCGCATTGGTCCAGGACTTCCGAGATAACCCCGGCAGCCGTTGCCCGCCATTTTGATTGTTGAAACTTCATTTGCCCAATCCCCCGAGTATGTTACGCGTGGCGTCTGGCAAGTCCTTGTACCCATCTCTAGCGTTTACGTCGTAGCGGTGCAGGCACATAGCATTGAGTTCTAGGAGAATCTCCCGCCCTCTCTTGTCCGCTTCCCGCTCTTGCCATTCCCGATGATATTTCATGCGTCGCGGCACGATCCTTTCCCAGAAATCACGGTCGCTCATTTCCACCCCGGATGATTGCCGCCTTTACAGCGTATCCGCCACATGTCGTAATAGGCTTGTACTTCTAGGTTTCTGGCCTGTCGCCTATCTCCGCACTCATCGCAGCGATAGAGCGCTCGTGACTTATTTTTGATAAGAATCCCGCAGCAATCAAAGCTCGTAAATGGCTGCCACGGAGACACGAAAATATGGACGCTTGTCACTTACCAAGCCCCCGCCTAATTTCTCCCGCCGCTTTCGCCTTTAAGGCCGGAAGGTCTTTAGCCCACTCTGGCGCTTCTCCTAGGTACTCGATCCATAAATACCCATGCCTGGTTCTGCACGTTACGACCATCCCGAGGCGTCTGGCGTACTCGCCTGCAACGTTGCTGTAACGTGTTTTTCTATCTGGGTTAAGCTTGACCTTGACGATTTGCCCAATTCCCGCCTTCCTGAGAGCAAACAGTCCCTTTGCGATCCAGCGCCCCACAGTCATGTGTGCGGCTGCTTCTTCCTCGGAAACCAGCTCGTACCCGATCATTTCTTTCCCCCTGTGTTCGGCATCGCACTGCTAACACTCCAACTCTTAAACATCGCGTCCAACTTCTGTCGGCATTCTTCCCACTCGGGAGTGGACTGTTCTTCCGCCGTCCGTTTCTTGTCAATCGGTACGAATTTCGTTGGCAACTTTGGCGGGCGCATTGACATATACTGGCCGTCCCTGAAGAAGAAACGATCTACCGTGACGCCCTGTTCCCGCGCCAGCCTGATAGCTCTTTCCATGTAACTGTGGGCCTGTGAAGCAGTCAGTTTCTTTGCCTTGCTGATCGCTATCAGGCACTCGGTAATCAAGAGCAGGTTAGGACTCTGCCCTCTATCGTTCGGCCATCCCAAGTTCTCTAGTATCTGCATTGCATACTCTCTAGCATGTAGATCGTCAGGTTTATCGGTCATGTTTCCTTGGTCGGCCCGGTTTCCCTATGAACCCATACAGCCTGATTCTTCGTTACCGCCTATACTTACGACTGTAATCTCTCCCACAATCTCGGCAGTAAGCGTACCCTGATGCTGTTGGCGTAAAGATTCGGCCACAACTGGCACAAGGACGCTCTGGAATGTCTCGCTCGTACACGTCATCACCTCTTTGCGGTTGTCCGCAGATAGGTGATAGCGGATAGCAGATTCGCGTACTGGGCCGTGCTGAAGTTCTTGAGCCACGGGCTTAGAACTCCATCGCAGACAACGACCACAGGCTTCCCTAAGTTGTGAAAGGCAAAGAAAATCTCCATGCTTGTGCCGACGCTGGGCTTCGGGCACATTGCAAGGATTACGTCCGACTCTTGAATATCCTCTATGTCTCCGTCGCAAATCTCCCGCGCAATCCCCGCTTCCATTTCCCGGCCTCGATAGTCACGCCGCATCGGATCAAGGAACCGATAATCGCCAGCGAGTTTCTCTTTGGCTATCGTTCGCCAGTCGTTCGCCTCGGTGTCACTGCATCCGTTGATCGGACCCGCTAAATAGAGTGTTTTCACGAGCATGTATCCTTTCTCTCATCCAACTGTATCGACTAAGGCCTGTGCCATCTATTGAGTCGCACCCCAATTTCTCGAAGTACTCAAATCTTCCGGGAGTGTTGACTCGCCCAGCATGTACCCATTTCTCAATAGACTTTGCAGCCCTAACCACGTCGGCAGCTGCTTTGCTAAGCTTCCATTCCGTACTGCCCCCGATGAAAATGGCCGAAATTCCATTCCACGGAATCGGTAAATCTTCCAGACCATCCTGAGCCACAAGAGCAAGCGACCAGCCAGTAAGCTTGTAGCGCCACTGCTCAAATACTTCGAGAGTTCTACGAGCTGACGCAACAACATCAGGAACAGCCACGAATCTACAAAGCTCGCGCGCATCGTGTTCTCTCGACAAAAGAGCCCGAAATGTGTCGGGCCTGAATCCAGAGAATGCTCCATTGTCAATTGCAAATCTTCCCTGATCGTATTGACGCCTGAACCTTGTTAGCGGAGTGAGCAACTGTTCCACTTCGCAACCTAGTTCCTCCCCGCATTGTTTTAAATCCTGACTTGTATCTAAGAGCACTAGCATTTTGTAATCAGTCATGCTTGATTCCAGAGCGGACAGAGAAAAGGCTGGGTCAAGCCCTTTCCTGACTATGCCGTCATCCGTCGCGGTGTCTAGTCAGCGTGCAGTGTGACTTGGCTATTGCTGGCTCCCGCAGAAGTCAGCTCCCCTAACGATGGCCCACGGCGCACGCGCCTACTGGCACCGGCTAACCCTCTCAGGCACAATCCTGATTGGCTTAGCAGCAAAACCTAACTGGGTAGAGTTAAGCCCTTTTTAAAAGCGCCCATCCTATCGTCGCTTCCCAGTAAACTTTGGCCGGGGTCGTTTCCTTGCCACGTTGGCGCTTCCCTGACTGACCCCGGCCATTACCGACGCTCCCCTGAGCGCGGAAACCTTTAAACTGCCTCCAAACTCTTGACCAACTGCGGCACCAGACTCGACGGATCGTCCTGTCTAAGTCGGAGCAGAAGGTCGTCTACTTCGGAAAGGAACTTGGTTACTTCTGACTCCATCTCGGAGATAGCCTTTTCGTCCCGCTCTAGGCGCTTTACGAAGAGTTGGTGCTTTTCTGGCACCCTAGGGTCAAATGAGACGAAATCGCACCACTGACGGCCTGTACAGGCCATTTGCGCTATCATCTGGGGCTTGTAGTCAGCAGGGACTACGCCCGCCAGTAAATACCCGAAGTGCGTAGCGCTATTGGGGCACTTGCACTCGATTAGGCCATCCTCTCCAACGAGGTAGTCTGGCGAGGCTGCGAATCTAGGTATCTTGTCGCTAATCCATAACCCTCCCGGATCAAGCGATAGGCCAGTCCGCATCTCGTAAGCAACGGAAGCCATGGCCTGCGTCTCAATGCCCCATTTCATGGCATCAGTCACAAAATGATTAGTGGCGCGTCCAGTGATGGCCTCAGTTACCAACTGCATCTTGTAGGTGGTGCGGGCATCTTTGCCCTTAATCTTCGCTACACCCGAGGCGGTAAGGCAGCCGACGCGCATAATTACCCACTCTGGCGAGTTTTGGTCTACGCCATCGATCCTCATTGGAGGTCCGCCTTTCGCGTGTTCTTGGCTGCGACATAGGCATCAATGGCCGCGCGGTCTTGAATCTTCATGGCAGGCGCTACCGCCGTCTCATACAGGGTTTTTAGTTCCTCCAGGGTGTGAGCGTTCAGAATCCAATCAACTTTCTCTTTCACTTCCTCTGGCGCAAGCCCCTCGACCACGGGCGGAGCGTTCTTAATCGTCTCAATCTCGGATTCATCCAACATCCCCAGCCCGCAAATAGAGAGCGTTAAGCGTCTCTTGGCCTTGGTTTCGGCCTTCATGATGGCGTTAGCCAGAGCATCGCCCGCCAAACCCTTCACGCTAACCGCCCCCGTGCCTGTATCTTTGCGGCCATTCGGCAGAGAACCTATTGCCGTGACCACGTACAACTCCAAGGCTTCCTTGAAGTCGTGCGTCACGGTGTCCACGCTCACTTGCTGAATCTTGCGGAGCTGATCGGTGCAGTCCTTGCGAGCGTACAATTGCAATTTGCCGTTTAACTGGATGTACTCAAAGGGCTTGGTAAGCGGATTCAAGCCAAGAGAACTGCACATCTGGTTGTAGTACGAGAGCCGCTGTTCAGGTGTGAGCTTCGATAAGTCACCGCCTAGCAGGACGCGCTCGATGTCCGCACTACCTATGCTTTCCGTTCTCTTCACTAACGTTGTCGTTGCCATACTCTCCTCCTAGTACTGCGCCAGTCTCCAAACTGCGATACAAACCGAGAAAATCACCCACCACAGAAAGCCAGAAAACAGAAATGCTCCGAGAAACCAAAACAGGGCGGGCTTGCTTTCTGGCGATTTAGGAGGGGGCCCGCCCTGACTCCCCTGGTTAGGGGAACTTAGTACCGCAGAACGGGCAGGCCAGCAACCTACCCGCTCTGCTAGCGGCGACTCTAAGGCCGGATGCGTTGACAGGCCGTCCACACCAAGCCCGATAGAGAGTTTCGCCGTTCTCTTTGCTGATCTCATAAAGTTGCCGCCGCCTCTTGCTTCGCCTTGTCGTGTCTGTCGATCTGCTTGAGTAGGCAAAGGGTATGGACCGAGATAGTGTTTTTATCGCGCCAACTGCGCCCGCTAACCTCTAGACACATGATCTCTTTGCCTGTGTGACTCTTGCGGCAGTAGTCGCAAATATCTTGTTCGTCGTTGTCGTAGACCGTAATTCTCAGCATCAAATTCTCCAAGGGCATCTCTGCCATACGTGCTCGTTAACTCGGGAGTCGCAGTTCGTCATTGGAGGCAGAAGCTTCATCCAGTTCGTACTCGGCAATTCTGGAGACTTGCCACTTAACGCCAAGATTGAGAACAGGAGTAAGAGCTTCATTGATGGGCCTCCGCCTCTTGGCGTGTCAGATAGAAGTGGATTCCGCCGCCACACTCGATCCAGCGGTCGTCGTTCCATTTGTCGCAGCGGACTATATGGCCTTTGCGGTACTCTGTCTTGCCATCATGGAGACTTATTCCGACATCCGCCCCGAACACGTCCAGCACCCTCACGTACTCAGCGCGGCACTTGCGACCTGAGGCATTACTACGTTTCGCCTTGGACCCAATAGCTAGCTGGACAATCACTCCGTGGCGGCACATCTTCCAGCCGAAGAACGGCCCGCTATCGGGGACTATTGAAGCTCTGGCGATCACTAAGCCCGCATTCTTTAGTTCTTTGAGGTTCGCCCCGGAGAGGTCCGCCCCGGAGAGGTCCGCCCTGGAGAGGTTCGCCCCGGAGAGGTCCGCCCCGTAGAGGTCCGCCCCGTAGAGGTTCGCCCCGGAGAGGTCCGCCCTGGAGAGGTCCGCCCCGGAGAGGTCCGCCCCGGAGAGGTCCGCC